AAGTATGAAGATAAAGCATATTTTAAAGCCTTAGTTAGATTTAAAAAAGATGATGAAGATAGAATCAGAAAAGCATCTAGAGGAAATCTAAATAAGTTTATTACAGATGCAGTTATGGAAAAAATGAAAAGAGAAAATCTCTAGAAGTTTTTTATTGACAATATATAGGTTATATGTATATTATAATAATAGATATGGTACTTATTTAATTAAATAATAAAGTGTATATATAACAGTTCCTTTGAGCCATGACGATATATACAGACTGCTAGATAAAGAGCAGGACAACGAGAGCGTAAGCCTTGACCGTTGTACAGATTAATTTCTGTATGATGTTCAGGGCTTTTTTTATTTTGAATATTGGAGGGTGATCAGGATGAGTAATGATTGTGGAAAGTTTAATTGTAACTTATTAAACAACGGAGAATGTGAAGAGCTGGGCGAGGAATGCATCGGTGATTTATGTGAGCAATATGGCACTTGTGGGAGCTGTGTAGACGCCACAGACTGCGACCAGGCATAAACCTATATATTATATATAAAGAGTATATATAGGCATTATAGATATATTAAATAAATTATAGGAGGTAAATATATACATGGATAATATAGATTTTAATAATGATATTGATAATATGTATCTCAATGATATGAAGAGTATATTAGAGCAATATGTATATAATTTAAGAGATAAAGATGATATATATAAAACCCCTATATTTAAAGGTCTTTTAAAGAGTATGTATATTAATATATTTAAAAGAAAAGATAATCAGATTAATTATAATAATAAATGTAGTTGTTTAGATTATTCAGATATAGATACTATATGTCTTATTTGGGAAGCATATACAGAGATGTGTTATAAGTTTAAGCAACACCCTACACTGTTAAACTTTGCTATCTTAACAGGTATCAATACTAGTACTTTTGACTCATGGAAGAGAGGGGAATATAGGAACGATAATGGCTCGGAGTTCTGCTCCTCACACTCCCTCTCCGTTAAAAAGTGGCTTGAAGAATGCGAAGCAGCAGCCTATGATGTGGCACTATCTGGGAACCCTGGTGGGATGTTTATTCTAAAATGTGCATATGGCTATCATGAGGACGTGCAAGTCAATATAAATCACATAACAACATCAAGAGAGCCTGAAAGAATAGCCCTAGATTATGTTGAGAATGAGTTGATAGAAGCCCCAAAAGCAGACTTTTAAACACTACATCTTGTGGTTACACATATAAAACGTTTAATGCGAATAGTTTTAACAACACTTAAAAGGGCAACAAACCCAGTGTTTACAAGGGTTGTAGCGATTTAAAGTATATATTACAACAATGTAATAAACTGTAGTTTAACGAAATGTTATAACGATAACAAGCAAAATACCCAGTAAATATAATAAGCATAAATTAATATAATCAAGGTTTAACATCAGCTTACATGGTCCACATCCACAGAGGGGGTGGGGGGGGTCTAGTAGGCAGATACACACCCACTACCTCAGCCCCTCACCCAACCAAAAAACAAAAAAGGATACTAATCGTCTATAAGGCATTGTATAAGCTAACCGTCCAAGCAATGCAAAAAACTTTAATCAGGTTACATGAAGTAAATCTATCTGACTTGGCGGTTGAGGGTAGAGCCTGATTAACTCACGGAAGTAAAGTTTTGGTATGAACTAAGACAGGCGTTTTATAAGTGGGGTTTTGATTGAGGAGATATGAGATGCAAAACGAAAATAGAATTGAAGAACTTATGAGTTGTTCTGATGGCATCGGAGATACGGAAGCTTTAAAGCAACTAGGAATAACCCTAGATCAACCGACTCTCCTAGAATACGCAAAGCAACATTCCGAAATCGAATTACAGAAATGGCAAATAGACTACCTGTCGTTATACGATAAATGTATGAAAACAGGAAAGCGAATGTTTTGTATTCTTCCAAGTCTTAACGGAAAAACTATGGTGAACAAAATCATAAACGAATATCGAAAAAAATTTAAAATTTAAAAAGGAATATGCGAAATTTCAAAAAAAATTTTAAAAATCAAAAAGAGGTGTTTCTATGTACCAACTAAAAATAATAGTAACTTTCGTTAATGCAGTCCTTGCGATAGGGATGTTGGCAATGGAACGAAAAGAGAAAAATACAAATACGAATATAAGATTTATCTCATACGGATCTGCAGCGTTACTTGTAGTCAATTCAATCTGCATATGGTTGGGTTAGCTTATGGAAATAAAACAAATACTTTATGGCTTGGCTCCGTTCATAATAATTGGATGGATTAAGTATATAAAAAATAAACCAACAGATAGCTTCAAGGGTTACGGGATTTTCCTTTTGCTACTGTTGAGTGATAGATACGTCAAGCGTAAGCCTGCATTAAGAAAATGAGTTGGAATATACCAAATACAAAAGTAAAGTAAAAATCCTGAAGACTCAAAGTACTTGGTGCATGCTAAACAACTTCGGAAACATACTCAAGAGGCTAAAGAGATTCGGTTGCTAACCGAACAGAACTGTATGGTGGCGAAGGTTCGAATCCTTCTGTTTCCGTTGGTTCTGCCTAAAGAACCACATTTTGCTTTCATTCCCCTTTTTGCAATACTGTTTTGTGCGTTTCAGTCCAAAAAATGCATACCCTGTAATGTAGCTCAATGGCAGAGCGCTCGACTGATATTCGAGAAGTTGGTGGTTCAAGTCCATCCATTACAATTATTTGGAGGTATTAAAATGAGCAACTCAATAGAAACTGCAAAAAAAGAATTTATAAAAATATTAAATGAATCCTTCGAAGAAACTTTTGATTCTGAAGTATTCGATGAAAAAGACAAAATACTTTTAAAAATAACAAGAGATATTATCGAAGAAAATTGTGCTGAAGAATTTAATACAGAAGAAAACGCAAAATTCTTTCTAGATAATATAGAAACGTACAAAGGCTTTTTTAAAGCGGTGCTTATGGATGATAAAGAAAAACAAACTCGGCACTTATGTAAGTTGATAAATAAAAAGAAATACCAAATGCAGGAGGGATAGCTGTGGGAAAATTATTTTTTCAGAAAAAAATCAAAAAAAATTACATAGCTGAAGGATTGATAAAAGGTATTGAATCTACATTGAAATCAGACAGTCTAGGATTAAAACTTAAATTGGCACTTGTAGAAAAGGAAAACAATTTGCTTAGGGAAGAATTATCCTTGAGACTTATAGAAAAGATGGATGAAGAACAGTTCAACAAGCTTCAAACCGAGGTGAAAAAGTTACAAGAACAAAATGAGATTTCAAAATATTTCGAAATTGACTTAGATAAGTTTTGTTGTGGGTGTGATAAGTTCGATGCTGTTCATATTAGTGGATGGGTTAGTGATAAGTGTGATTGCCAAACTCTAAACATCATATCGTGTAAACATTATGGAACATGTAAGAGAGTATCGGATATGGCAGAAACCAAAGAGGATGATACATGAAGAGCACTTGCAACAAAAATCTATATTGAGTTATTAAAAAAATAGAATTAGGCAAGAATATCACGAATATCAAAGCCTGTTTAAATCATATTTATATCATGGTCTAAATAAAGGAGTTGATAAAGGGTGATATCCAAAAAAAATCAGAACATTATAGAGGCGATAAAGCAAAAAGACTTAACAAGTCCAAAAGTCTTAGCTGATTTGCTTGATATGGCAAAAGCTGTATTGAGGGAAGATGAATCAGAAACGGAATATTGCTTTAAAATATCCAAATTTGTTAAAGAATCTGTTCAGATGCTTCCACCTACTGAAACTTATAACGAAATTTACTGGAATGCGCTATTGTTTGAAGCTCCATATATATTTGATAGCTATGTTTTATACATGGAAAAGAATAGAGAACCCAAAAAAAGATTTTATCAACCAAGAAGAAAGACATTAAAAATTATTGCAGCAGACTTACAAGACCTTGAAGATGGTGTAATAGATTTTTTAGGAGTATCTCTACCACCGAGAACTGGAAAATCCACTCTGTGCATTTTCTTTTTATCCTGGATAATGGGGAAAAGACCAAATAGTCATAATGCTATGTCTGGCCATAGCGGAATACTTGCAGATGGGTTTTATAGTGAATCATTAAACCTTACAACATCAGCTGATTATACATTTGGAACTGTTTTTCCAAATGTAAAGCTTCAAAATAAATCTGCTGAGAAAAACGAAATCACTTTAGACAAGCCAGATAGGTTTGCAACACTAACCTGCAGAGGTATAGACGGAACGTGGACAGGTGCGGTAGATATTTCAAATGATGGGTACCTATATGTCGACGATTTAGTTAGAGATAGAACTGAATCATTAAGTCCAGTTAGACTAGAAGGACGATACCAAGATTATTTAAATGTTCTAGTAGATAGAAAAAATGACGGTTCGAAAGAATTAATGGTTGGTACCAGATGGAATGTTATAGATCCTTTGGGTAGGGTTGAAAAAGAAAATAAAGATAATCCCAAATATAGATTTAGAAAAATACCTGCTTTAAACGAAAATGGCCAATCAAATTTTGAATATGAATATAGAGTGGGGTTCTCAACAGAATATTTTGAGGCAGCAAAAGCAAGGCTTGATAAAAATGAGTGGGAAGCCAAGTATCAGCAAAATCCATTTATCAGAGAAGGATTATTATTCCCAGAATCTGAATTAAGAACCTATAACGGAGTTTTACCAGAATTTGGATTGATTAGAAAAGTTGGTGTAGGTGATATTGCTTGGGGTGGCGGAGATTCTTTATCATTGCCCTTTGGATACGAGTATGATGATGGGTTTATATATATACCTGATTGGATATTTAACAAAGGCGATAAGGAAACAACCTACCCTATAGTAACCGGACGAAGCCTCCATCACCAACCAAGTCAATTACATTTTGAAGCCAATAACGGTGGGGATGTTTACGCTGATGAAATAGATAGAAGATTACGGATAGAAGGATTCAAAACAAACATTACGAGCAAAAAAGCAGATAACCAAATGAGCAAACTTGCAAAAATAATACAATATGCTCCTGACATTAAGAATAAGTTTGTATTTTTAGAAGAAAAGCTTAGAAGCAAAGAATATCAGGATGCAATGGATGAATTGACAATGTTTGTTCAAATCGGAAAGAACGCTCACGATGACTCGCCTGACTCATTGGCGCAGTTGGCAAAGTTTTTAGATAATGGAATTTATGCAAAGATAGAAATACCAAAAATGCAAAGATATTATTAGAGAGGGCGATTTTATGTTTAATATTAGGGAA